TTATTTCAAATTATTTGTATTGCTTTTAATCAATTTTTGTATAAAGATTCGAATCAATGCTAATAAAGATTGGGAAACAATGGAAACATAGAAAGAATGGGGGTTGCTTTACTGCTGATCATCTTTCTCCCTCTCAATTAACTAAAAGTCCAGACCAATGGTTTTATGACTATTGCGTTCTTGATGAAAAGGATAGGCGTAAGCGACCCCCTAATATGAAAATGATATTTGGCGGAATTATAGGAAAGGCTCTACAAGATATAATTGTCCACAAATTAACTATTAAAGAAGTTATGAATGGAAAAAAAACATGATAGAAAAATTAGCAAGTATGCAAACACAAATAAGAAACCAAGAAAAAACTATCAAAACACAAGACCAAAAGATAAGAGAAAGAGATGAAGAAATATTAAATTTAAAAAAAGAATTACAAAATCAAGAAAGAACAAAAGCTAAAAACCAAAGTTATTTAGAATTAAAAGTACAAAAAGAAGTTGACCAAATAAATGAAAACAAAAAAAGACAAAGGAAAGGGAAACATGACAACCAAACAAAGTAAAGAAGAAGATAAAAGTAAGGGTTCTTTTAAAGATAGAAGAAAAGAATGTATTGAAAAGTTAGATAGCGAAGTTAAGAAATTAGATTTTAAAGGTAAAAATTATCTTACAGTTGCTAGACGACATAATCATTTATTAAAATTTTTTCCAGAATCTAAAATTGACGAACAAGTTATATTTCAAGACGATACTAAAGTTATTTGTAAAAGTACGCTTTATATTGGCGATACACCTTATAGTGTTGGTCATGCCGAAGAAAGAAGAGACTCTAGTTTTGTTAATAAAACTTCCGCTTTAGAAAATGCAGCAACTTCAAGTTTAGGAAGATGTTTAGCAAGTTTTGGATTACATGGTACGGAATTTGCTTCTGCTGATGAATTGGCAAATGCTTTAACACAACAAAAAGGAAACAACCAAGATTCAATTGAAAAAGAAATAGAAAAACAAGGTACGGAAACTAAACTAAATACTTTGTATTCTAATTGGATAACTAAAAACGAAAAAATAGAAGAACTATTTAAAACTAAACAAGAAAGCATAAAAACCAACGGAGGAACAAATGCAAAATGGTAAATCTAAAGACTGGGTATTATTCCCATACGATGCAAGTAACGAAAAAGCTATTAAGATTGATTTTTCAGGAAATACTTTATTAGCTAATGGCGAAAAAGGAACTTTATTAGGTTCTAAAGGTACTTCAAAAGACGGCAATACTAAATTTATAAGAATATTCGCCCAAGTAGGAGTATTGTTTAAAGGAGATGACAATAAATTTACTGGAAATATAAACGCTCCAGAAATTGGTTCGTCTAAAAAGAACTTAATAGGTTGGCTTAACGATAAATCCGAAAAGCCTAATATTGCAGGTTATCAAAATGATCCGCAAGATAAACCACAACAAGAACAACAACAACCGAAAGATGATGCTTTGTCGTTTTAAGTGAAAGTATTCTTTTTAATTTTATATATAGTTAATGGTTCAAGTTCCGTTAGTTATGTAAAAATTCCTTTTGCTTATTCGTTAATACCGATTACTTGCGAAGAAGTTTTTTACGATAAAGTTAAATTTACTTTTATAGAAAATGATGGCTATTATGGATTTTATAAAGATAAAATTGTTTATGCTCATACTTGTATTGATGAACATGGAAATTACTATAATGGCTATGAAGAAAAATTAGATTGGGAATTAGGCTATGGCAAATAATGTAAAAGATATAAACCAAATAACTAAAGAATTAGAAAAACTTTTAAAACAAAAAGAGGAACAATACGGAAGTTTTGATGTTACAAGCTATTCTTTTAAAGGTGTTTTGGAAAGTATTTTATCGGCTTATAATGGTAGAGTTGTAGTTTGTCCGCCTAATATCTTTGGAGTTTGTATGATCTTTGTAAAGTTATGGCGTTCAATAACGAATCAAAAATATAAAAAAGATACTTATGATGATATTAGCGGATATAACGAATTAAATAGAAACCTTAAAATGAAAGAAAACAATGGGAAATAAAGTACCAATGACTCCAGTTATGTTAAGACTATTGAATTTTATTAAAAAATATGCCAAAAAGAACAAATATTATCCAACTTATCAAGAAATGGCTGATGGGTTAAATTATAAAAGTAAAAATTCGGTAACAGTCATTATCAATAAATTGGAAGCAAGAAACGATATAAAAAAGATAAAAGGTTACAGGAGGAATATAGAACTTAATGTTTAAAGTAGAAAAAAATTCACTCCAAGAATTAGTCGTAAATTTTAAAGAATTTTTTGTCGGAGCTACAATAGAAGAAGCAACAAAGAAAGCTCATGAACAAAAAAAACCTCAAGATGACGCAACTATAACAATAACTGACAAGCGTTTTCTTGGGTCTAATATAAAAATAGTCAGTGATAAAAAAGATGGCGATACTAGACCCCAAACAAATCAGGGATCTGAAAGTGAAGCAGGGAAAATGGGTACAAAGAATGAATAAACACAAACAAATGATTCGTTCTTACCAAAATAAATTACCTATTATTTCACAAAAGATTTTAGATTTGGAACAAAAACAAGAAAGTATTATTACTTAATTTACTTTCTACCGCTAAAGTTGTACAAGGGATAAGGGGATTCTACGCTCAAAAGAAAGGAAACATGATAATAATAGATAAAGAACAATTAACACTTGACGAAAAAGATTTTAATACAAAGTTAGGTAAAGCATTAAAAAATTTAAGAACTATAAGAAAAAAAACTCAAACACAAGTTGCCAGACAAATAGGGGTAACATTCCAGCAAATACAGAAATACGAAAAAGGTGCAAACGCTATTAGCGAATTTAAAGCTAGAAGAATTTGTACTTATTTAGGTAAAGATTATAATTTATTACAGGAGGAGTTTAATGTTTGTACCAGTTCAAGATAAAATAGATAAATTAATTCCAGACCCAATTGAAATAGATACATTTAATTATTTATCTAGTATTGCCGAAAAATTTATTATTAATGGACATGAAGCTCACAAAACAATTCCAGGTTTTGACAAATGCAAACCAGAAATAGAAACTTATAAAGTTTTTGATGGTATAGAAATTCCTGTTCATGGTTACGCAGATTTTAAAGGTGGCGTTATAATAGAAGATAAATGTAAATTTCCAAGAAGAGGTAAGATTAAAAAAGACGGAACTAGATCATGGTCAACTTCTAAACTACCTGATTCGATAATGCCAGATCACTTAATACAAACGGATTTTTACCATTATGCAACCGAACTACCTATTTATATTTGTTATATAAATGAAGAAACCTTTAAAGTCTTTCATGCCGATAATTGCGAACAACTACAACCTGAAAGTATTAAATCAAGGCTATCACAATTTTTGCAAAGATGTAAAGTAAGACAAAACCTTTTAAGTGTAAGCCAAGATGTAAATATTATAAAAAATTATATCCAACCTGACTTTGAAAATTTTAAATGGAAAAATGAATTAGACCCAGATTATTTAATCAAAGCTAGAAAGTTTTGGAGTAGCTAAAAATCCCATCAGGAAATTATTGTCGCAGCAAATCTAGAGTACCCTAAAAATAGAATCGTCTATTCTTTAATAAAACTTTTTTTTTCTAAAAATTTAAAAAACCTAATTTGATATAATAGGTTTATAAAAAAAATAAGGAGGGAAAATGTGTAACGAATGGAAACACCCAAGCTACTATAAAGAGTTAGCAAAGGTAAGAAAAGAGTTTGAAGAAGAAGAAAACTCTAAAACTAATAAAGAAGAAGAAAAGGGGGAAGAAGATGAATAAATTTGAAATAGCAGGAAATCCTACTATTGATAAATTAGCAAGTCAATTTGGGATTGTAATAGAATGTTATGTAAATGACATTTACGAAGTTTGGGTTTATAGAAGAAAGTCGGCAGACTTTGTTGTTCATAATCCTTTATATAAAGGTAAATGTACTTATATATCTATAAAAAGAAAAGATAAAAAAGCCATACATGATTGGCGACATTTTCAAGAAATTAAAAATGAATTAGTTGGAAAAGAAGTTGAAGCTATGGAAATGTATCCTGCTGAATCAAGGTTACATGATTCGGTCAATCAATATCATTTGTTTTGTTTGCCAAAGGGAACTTCATTAAAGTTTGGTTGGTTAGAAAGATGCGTTGATTATACGCCTAAAGAGGGCGGTTATAATAAGCCTGGTCAAAGAGGATTATAATTGTATTGGGCGGTTAGAAATAATCGCCCTACCAATTAAATTTAGAAGATTCGTTTTCAAAAGTTTTATCTTCGTCAGCTTTTCTCATACATTCATAGTGAGCATGACCTTTTGGGTAAAAAGAAACAAAAGAATCAGTATTAATAATATTAATTTTACAATATCTGCATTTGCCGACATTAATTATTGATTGTATTTTGTTCTTCTTGCCCACCATCTCCCCAGTTCAACTTAATGAACTACACCTAAACATTAAGAATTTCGTTTATAGGCTTTAGCACTTATTGTACTATTTTTTTTAGACCTACTTTTACCTGCTTTTTTTCTTTTATTGACATAGTACCAGAGTCCTTTTTTAACTACTTTTCCATCTTTTCGTTTATGATAACCTTTTTTCATAATTATTTTTTCTTCTTGTTTTTTTTCTTTTTCTTTTTGTTCTTCATTGGTGGTCTTCCTCTTTTACTTCCGTAAGTTCCTTTTCCGTATGGCATAGTTATTTCCTTTTGTTTTTATGTTTATTATTACCCATATACCAATCTCCAGGTTCATAGTTCCATTTTTTACCATGATGACCTCTTAAATCAGCATACAGCATTCTAGCTTTCACTATGAATTTTAAAATACTTCTTACCACTTTTTGCAAGACCAGTATCTTGCGGTTAGTTTATTATTAGCCGTACTACATTTATGTCTGGCTCTAAAACTCTTTCGTCTTGCTGGATTAGATTTTTTAATAGTCATGTTTGCATCTCCGTATCTAATTAATCTTACGGTGCTTCCTGACTTTGCAAGAACAGCAAATTTCTTTGTTTTTGTTCTAGCTCTTTTAGGTTTATTATAACCTGAAAAACTTTCGCCTCTATAATTTATTGCCATTCCTTATAACCTTTTTCATCTTTAATTAATGCCATTCTTCTATCATCATTTTCAAAGGTTGTGTTTTTGGTACTTACATGAATCCAACCTGAATTTATATCCGAATCATTATAATATTCTAAAATTAACTGATCATAAGAATATTTTTCTTTGATGTATGTTGCAACTTCTTTATTATCAACTCCAGGTATCTCAAAGTCCACCGCTTCTCCTTGACAATGCTGACTTGTAGGCTTTGAGCCTATCATGGTAGCTAATTGTTCGCTTCTAAATCCGCTAGTAACTTTAATTGGTAATTTATAATGATTTCTTAAAGGTTGAAGTATTTTTTCGCAAAGGTTTTGTAGGTTATTTATTTGTTGTTCGTTAGGTGTATTATCAATATCATTTCGTAAAGCCGTTTGGCTTTGTGTTAATTCTTTTAATGTAAAATTATCTGTCAGGTTCATTGTTTTCAAAATATTTATAATCAAATTCAACAGCTTTCCAGCCGTCTTTTTTCTTTAGTTTGCTTCTTTTACCAAAATCCTCCGCTTCTTGTAAAGTAGTAAAAATTTGGTTTGTAAATATTCTTAATTTTTCTGTATTCTTATCGGTAATAACTACCAAATACATCATGCCTTAATTTTAGGTTTTTTAGGCGGTAAAAGTATCTGTTGGCAATCAAATTTAAGATAAATACCATATTGATTAATTTCTTCTCTTCCCATTTCTACTGTTTTGTCCATAGATTTTTTATATCCATCAACCATACAAGTATAAAAATCGTCATAAACCTTATCAAAGGTATGAGGTTCAAGGCACTGATTCGCCATAGAGGAACACATTACTATCGTTAATACTATACTCATTTATCTTCTTTTGGTTTTAATTTATCTTCTAGTTCTTTAATTTTTTTGTTAGCTTGTTCTAAATCGGTAGAAGTATGTTCTAACTTTTGTAAGCAACGCTTATTAGCAGCGTCTTTAGACTTACCAGCGTCTTGAAGTTCCGCTACTTCTTGTTTAAGTATTCTTACCTGATCTTTATATTCGTTTATTATCTCTAAACTTTCTGACATATAAAAAAATATTATTTTGGTTTTTTCATAATATCTGCACCTTTAAGACCATAGATTGCAGAAACAACTCCGATAAACAGAGCTTGATACCAGAATGGCATATTATTAAAATACTCAAAAAACATTTCAACTTTTTTCATAATTTCTGGATCGTCAGAAAATATAGACCAAATAAGTAACATTACAGGTGCCGACACCAAAATTAAAACAAACTCATCTTTCCAGCCTTGCTGATTATTTTGCATAACAGCTTGTTTGTATTCAAGCTCACCTTTTGCCATTTTTTCCGCATGAGTAGTTTCTGCGTCAGCCATGAGCATTTTAGTTTTTTGTCGTTGCTTGTAAATATGCGAACCTGCATTTACAGCCAGTTTGATTGCACTTAACCACATAACTATCTCCTTTTTTTAAGATGTTTTAAAGTAAATTTTACTCTTTGTCGCCAAACAAAACCATATAATTTTCTTAATAAACATTCTAGCTTTACAAGTAAATATTCCATAATTAAACCTCATAAAATCCTTAATGTTTACAGTTATCACAAATACATAAATCACTATCATAATGGTGTAAATGTAATTCATCTTTACAATGACAATTACAATGACAATTTTTACATACTTTTTTTTTTCTTTTTTTCTTTGGTTTTTCTATAACTAAATTAGCTATTTTTTCGCATACATTATCTAACCAAGTTAAAAAACTTATTATGACTTTATCTAAAAACATATCAATCTAATATTAATGCTTTAATACTTTTTTCTCCCATATATATTTCAGTTTCTGCCATAGATTTTATACATTGATACTCTATTGATTTAGAAGCACCTCTGGAAGCCACCCTTTTACCTTTCAGACAATCGGACATAGAACTTTGAATACGATGCTCTTTTATTTCACCGTTTATTATTAACAATAAAGCAATAACAATTTCCTGCATTTAATAATTCTTTCCGTTTTCTCTAACTTTATCTTTTAATTTTTCTATATCGTTTAAGGCTTTATCTAATTGTTTTTCTATGTGAATAAGCATTACTTGATTATGTATATTCTTATCTAAAAGTTCTTGATGTTTTTCTATTGTTTCGTACAAATCCTCTAATAAAAGAAATTGCTCTTTATCAACTGTTGTTTGTTCACTAGCTTTTAATAAATCAGCATTCATCAATTCCCTTGATGTCTCTAGTGATGTAAGTCTAGCAGTTATTTCGGTGTAAGCGAAGATCCCCATAGAAATTGCTATTATGATTCCTATCATGTTCTTGACAGGCATAGCCACCGATGTGTTCTCATTAATCTTCATAGTCAACCATTAATAATTTTATACCTAATTTTTTTTGTTTTTTTGTAGGTGCTCTATATATTTTATATGAGCCTTTAGGTTTATTTTTTAAACATTTACCTTTTTTGTTTTTACGAAAAGTAATTGTCTTAATATCAATTAGTTCCACATTACCATTTTTGTCAACGATAACAATATCAAACGGACAACTTGGATCACAGCTTTTGGCGACATAATAGCCTTTTTTAGTAAGATTAGCTATTGTTTCGTATTCGCCAACTGTACCTTTA